CCCGAGGACGACCGACAGCCGCACAACGTCGACGAGGACCTCGTCGTCGAGAAATCCAAACAGCATCGAAAGCCGTCGTCGGATCGGCTTCTCTGGGACGTGCAAGCCCTCGCGCTCGACGTTATCGGCCGCGCCGGGGGGTTGGTCGGTGCGATCGGCGTCGGACACGGAAAGACACTCGTCGGGCTTCTCGCGCCGCGCGAGTTGTCCGCGTCCCCGTATTTCGACACCGACATCAACGCGTACGACACGGTGTATTTCACGCCGGCCGCACTCCGCGAATCCGTCGAGCTCGAACGCGAGAAACACGCGGAACACTTCGAGATCGAGCGACATGTCTACATCGAATCGTATGCGCAGTTGTCGCAACCGTACGAGGGGCCGGAGCTCCTTCCGAAACGGGACCCGGATCTGATCATCCTGGACGAAGCCCACAAGGTCACACCGGGTTCGACGCGGACCTCGCGGCTTCTCGAATACTTGTCCGACAACCCCGAGACGCATTTGATCGCGATGTCGGGGACGCTTACGAACCATAGCGTTTCCGACTATGCGCATTTTCTCGAATTCGCGCTCGGACCGGGAAACACGCCGCTTCCGACAGAATATCCCGAACTCAATTCCTGGAAACGAATCCTCGATCCCGAGTCGGAATCCCCCGATTACGCGAAGTCGTACGACTGGAAACGATTCCAGCCGATCGAGGACGTGTACGGGGACGGGGTTCCCCTCCGCGAGGTCTATCCCCTCGACGAACGGAAATCCCGAGCTCGGGACGCGTACCTTCACCGCTTCCGTACCACACCCGGCGTCGTCAAAACCTCGGAATCTGCGCTTCAAGCGTCGCTTCGCATCAACCCGATCACGGACCTCGACGTTCCCGAGGACATCGAAACCGCACTCGAAGAAACGGAAGATGATTGGTTGCTTCCCGGGGGCGAAGAAATCGACGATCAGTTGTCGCATCATCGAGCAAAACGACAATTGCTCGCCGGTTTTTACTACCGTTGGGATTGGTCGATTCCTCCGTACGACGGAGAGATCGATCGGGAATGGTTGTACGCCCGTCGAGAGATGCGACAGATCGAACGCGACCTCGTCGAAAACGGCCCCGAGGATCTCGATTCCCCGTATTTCGTCCGCGAAGCAATCCGCGCCGGCCGCTTCGAGGATCGGCCGGACATCATGGGGACATGGAAAAACTGGAAGGAACACCGCGACAAACCGCGTCCCCCGACGGAATGCGTGTGGCTCGACGACTACCTCGTCGCGGATGCTGTTGAACGCGCACGAGACGCGTCGAAAGGTTCGATCATTTGGTATCCCTTCAAGGCGCTCGGACGTCGTCTGTCCGAGCTCGGAATCGACGTGTATTTCCCGGACGACGATCGGAATCCCGAGCTCGCGACGGCCGCGGAATCCGACGGTGTCATCGGGTGTTCGGTCGCGTCACATCGGAAGGGGAAAAACCTACAAGACGAATTTGCACACAACGTCGTAATGATCCCGCTTTCCTCGGGGACGGGATGGGAACAACTGCTCGGACGGACACACCGTCCGAATCAACCCGAGGACGACGTCGAGCTCGACGTCTATGTCCACGCGGACCCGTACCTCGATTCGATGCGTAGGGCCGTCGAAAACGCGAGGTTCACCCGAGACACGGAAGGGTCCCGACAAAAATTGCTGTACGGAGATTGGACGACTCCGCGAAACGAACTGTTCTAGTCTCGACTCTCGACGACGAGGTCCGATATGTTCGACGAAAACGAAGAAAATCCCTTCGATGAATTTTCGCCGTTCGACTCCGCTCTCGACGCGGCCGGCGACGAGGATGGGGAACTCGATCATCCCGATCCCGAACACCCGTTCAACGATCCCGATTTCGCGTGGACCGAATGCCAGGAACGCGCGCTCGAACGTGCCGACGACTTCCTCGGGGACCCGTCCCGGGATTTCTTCGGAATTTTCGGTGCGGCCGGGACCGGAAAGACGGCCGTGATTCAAAAAATCATTGCGGAGCAAAACGGAACGGTCGCGATGGCCGCGCCAACCCATCAAGCCGTTGGTGTCCTCCGCGAAATGTGTCCGATAATCGACGCTCGGAAAACCTTCGCGACCGTACATTCACTTCTCGGGTTGTACCCGGCGTTCAACGATGTCGGGGAAATCGAGCGATTCAAACCGACGGACGGAGAGATCGAAGGAATCGACGCGGACCTCGTCGTCGTCGACGAGTGTTCGATGATCGACGAGGAAGTCGCGTATTACCTCGGGGAAGCGCAAAACGAATCCCCCCGATCGACGGACGTGATTTTCATGGGGGACCCGTACCAACTTCGCCCCGTCACGGAGGGGACTGACTCGGACACGTCCCCGACATTTCAAGTCCCGCACGTCGAGCTAAAGGAAGTTGTGCGACATGACGGCGCGATCGTCGAGTGTGTCCAGGACATTCGGTCCGACATGGGGGAACGCGACCTCGTCACCGCACCGCGACGGCCGCGGAGCTCGGACTTATGTACGTACGCCGGCCCCGGCGTCGACGAGACATGGTTCGAGCGCGCTGTCGAAAGCGTCAAAAGCGACGAGACGACGTCGAAACTGCTCGCCTACACGAACACCCGTGTCGAGGACCTAAATTCGGCCGTGCGCAGTGTCCTCCGCGGAGACGACGCCCCTCGATTCCGCGAGGGGGACCGTCTCGTCGCGGCGAAAAACGTCGTCGAGGGTGCGCCGAACGACGACGGCGCGGACATCATTCTTCGGACCCAGGAAGAATGTACCGTCGATCGAGCGGAGCGGACGGAGCTCGCGGGATACGAATGCTGGAAGCTCGACGTGTTCGTGTCGTCCCTCCGCGAGATACACACGGTGTACGCGCTGTCGTACGGACAATGGAAGACACGGAAATCCGAATACAAGACGGCCGCGAACGCCGGGAACTGGGATCGATATTACGACCTCCGAAAACCTCCGTTCGCGTATCTCCGTTCCCCGTACGCGACGACGGTTCACAAGTCGCAAGGCGCGTCCCTCGACGAGGTATTCGTCGATCAAGGGGACATCCTTTCGACGACACACCCGAGGGACCCGGAAACGCGGGATCGGCTTCTCTATGTTTCGCACACGAGGGCCGCGGAGCAACTTCACGTGTGCGACGAGACCGGCCGGTTTCGTCAAACGTCTTGACATCCAGTTCCGTGTCTATATGGTGAACCTCGGACGGTGACACGTCCACGCACTATCGTCAATTTGTCCACCTTTTTGACGAGGTAACGACATGAGTGATCAGAATCCGTTCGACGCAATTCAATCCCCCGACGACGAGGACCTCGGAGCAAACGACGGATTGTTCGACGGTCCCGGCGACGGCCAGGAATACGCACACCCGCAACGCGAAGCGAAACTCGTCGCGTCCGTCGACGATCTGAAATGGGATTCGCACAAGGGGAACGACGGAGGGGAAGAATACTTCGTCGCGATGGAATTCGAGGTGTTCAAGGTCGTCAAACAGGGGGAACACGAACCGCACAAACCGGACGCGGAGCCGACTCGCCCCCCGATCACGGAGGGGGACCGGCTTCAATTCTACCAGACGATCCCGCACCCGTCGCTTCCCGTCGAGTCGTACTCGTACGGCCAAAAGCAAGACTGGCAGACCGTGATCGAGTGCGCCGCGTCGATCTACGCGATCCCGACGGAAATCATGCCTCCGTCGAAGATCGGGGAAATGTGCGAGAAGAACACCGCGGAAGACATGCTCGTCGGTGTCGACATCGATACGAACACGAGCGACGAAGGGTTCACGTACACGTCCTGGAATTTCTTCCCGGTCGTCCAGCCGGACGAAGACGGAGAAACCGGGAAAGCGCGTGAACCGATGACGGAAGACGAGGTCCGCGCGATCCTCGACGCGTAACGCGAGCTCGACGGCGTACGATGTCGCTGTTGTCCCTCGGGGGCTTCCCCGGGGGACGTGACGTTGAAGTCCTTCACGAGGTCGCTGTATGCCGCGACGCATTGCTTTTGATGTCGAGACGTACCCGATTGGTCTCGTATCACACCCGGATTCGTCGTCCGACAGACCGAAAGCCAACCGGAACCCGTGTCCGCGAGTCGTCTGTCTCGCGGCCGTCGAGGACGACGAGTCGTCCCCTTTCATTTTCAAAGGCGGGGATGCTGTCGACGTGTGGCTCGATTGGATTCGAGACGACGACGTCGTCTTGATCGGACACAACATCGCGTTCGACATGGCCGCGATGGTTCGAGCGACCGCGGAGGAACGCGAGCTCGACGTCGTCGACGAGGTCCTCGACAAGTACAAAAACGGACAACGCTCGAACCGCACCGGATTGGTCTCGGACACGTTGATCCGTGAGCGACTGATCGACGTTGCCACACGCGGGAATTTGAACCGGGGATACAGTCTCGACGCACTCGAACGACGCCATCTCGATCGCGACCGATCCGAACAAAAGCATGGATCGGATTCATGGCGTACGCGATACCATCATCTCGACGACGTCCCGCTCGACGCATGGCCGTCGGACGCGATCGAGTATGCTGTTCAGGACGCGGCCGGGACCCTCGACGTGTGGCTCGAACAGCAAAAGCCCGAGACCGTCGAGGTCCGAGGCGAACATGTTCAAATCGCGACACCGGACGGTGTGTTGAACGAATCCTTCCAGACGGCGACGGACTTCTATTTTCAATTGGTCTCGATTTGGGGGTTCGCACTCGACGCGGAGAAGATCGAGGACCTCGGATCGTACTACCGTCGACGGGTGTCCGAGCTCCGCGCCGATCTCTCGATTTACGGACTGTACGAGGACGGATCGAAGAATCAAGACATGATCCGAAATCTGTACGCGGAGGGATTCGAGTCGATCGGCGTTGATCCCCCGAAAACGGACACCGGAAAAATCTCGACGGACAAGTATGCGCGCCAAACGCTCCGTGACGAAGGGTTCGACGACGAACGGTTCGATTTGCTCGAAAACTACACCCGAGCAGAGAAGTTCGTATCGACGTACATCGAACCCCTGGAAGCCGCATGGCCGTACGGAATTTCCCCGGAATACCGAACGGTCGTCCGATCCGGCCGTTCGTCGTCTCGACGGCCGAACGTCCAGACCATCCCGGCGCACGGTGACGGCCGCGGGCCGGAGCTCCGCGAGTGTTTCGTCCCCCGCGGGGATCACGTGTTCGTCGGTGCGGATTACTCGTCGCTCGAACTTTGCACACTGGCACAAGTGTGTTTGAATTTCGGACTTCGCAGTGAACTCGCGACCGCGATCAACCGCGGGAAGGACTGTCACCTTCTCGTCGCCGCGAGTTTGCTCGAACGGCCGTACGAGGACGTCGTCGACGCGTACGAATCCCCGGATCACGAGGATCACGACCTCGTGAAGGAACACCGACAAACAAGCAAGATCGCGAATTACGGATTTCCGACGGGGATGGGCGCTCGGACTTTCGTCGATCACGCGGCCGGCCGTGGCCAGAGTCTTACACTCGAACAATCGAAACGTGTTCGCTCCGCATGGCTCGAAGCATGGCCGGGTGTTCGCGAGTATTTCCAGGACGTGATCCCGAGGATGAACGAATACGAGGGGAATCGACACGAGGAATACTTCGTACGTCAACACGGCCCCGAGGGCCGTCGGAAGGGTTGGCGGGTTCGTCGGTGTTTCGAGTTTTGCGCGGCCGCGAATTCCTTGTTTCAAGGTCTCGCCGCGGACGGAGCAAAAAACGCGCTCCGCATGTTGCTCCGCGAGTGCTACGCCGAACAGGATTCCCCGTTGTACGGGTATCGAGTTTGCGCTTTCATTCACGATGAATTCATCCTCGAAGGACCTCGGGACGGAGCGACCGCGGCCGCGGATCGACTGTCCGATTTGATGGAAACCGGGATGGAATTATTCACGCCGGACGTCGAGATCACGGCCGAACCGGAGCTCGCGGCGCGTTGGTCGAAGGATGCGAAGCCCAAACGCGACGAGGATGGAAACCTTCTCGTGTGGGGGGACGATTTCGAGTAAATTCGATCTGTTCGAGTTGACAGTAACGGAGGAACGGAAATGAACGACGACGAAACTTCAATTCTCGCAGTCGACGGAGGGGGAATTCGAGGGATCATTCCTGCAATGGTACTCGCGGAGCTCGAACACCGCGCCGGAATCCCGATTTCGGACATGTTCGATTACATTGCGGGGACCTCGACGGGGGGAATCCTTGCGCTCGGACTGGCAAAACCGGACGGGACCCGGCCGGCGTACACTGCTCGGGACGTGATCGGAATTTACGACCGACAAGGTCCCTCGATCTTCCAGGATCGCGGATGGTTTTCATGGGGGCTTACCCGGCCGAAATACCCGATCTCGCAACTCCAACGGCCGTTGAAGGGGACGATCGGGACATATCCCCTCGCGGATACACGCACGAACGTCGTCGTCCCCGTGTACGACGTCCGAAATCGCCGGCCGGTCGTGTTTCAGACGTCCTCCGCGAAGCATTCCAGCCGGATGAACCTCGAAGCATGGAAGGTCGCGACCGCGACGTCCGCGGCCCCCACGTATTTCCCCCCATTCGACGTCGAACCGGGTCCCCCGACATCCGGTGTCGGACCTCGATCGTTCGTCGACGGAGGGATCTACGCGAACAACCCGGCGTCGATCGCGCTGTCGTGTGCCGTCGACGACCAAACGACACGGTACGAACGGCCGGATCTCGGGGATTTCTTCGTCGTCTCGATTGGAACGGGGAAGTCCGAGCGTCCGATCGACGCGTCGAAAGCGGACGGATGGGGGGCTTTCGGTTGGGCGAAGCCCGCGATCAAATGCGCGATGGATGGTTCGTCGGACGCCGCGGCCGGGAACGTCGCTCGAATGCTGACAGCCGGACAGCGCGTGCGACTGCAATGCCAGTTAAGCAATGCATCCGAGGACATGGACGACGCGTCGGACGCGAATTTGACGGCGTTGAAGCGCGATGCGGAGCGTCTGATCACGGACCGGATGTCGGAAATCAAATCGATCGCGAATCGACTCTCGTAAGGGGAACACGATGGATTTCGAGTACGCGGACAACGTGAAAACGCACGAGTGTACGGTATCAGTCGATCCCGGGCTTCGCGAGCTCGGGATCGCATTGTTTCACGACGACGACTTGATCGACGCGGAACTGATCGAGGGTGTCCAGGACACGTCCGTTCGTGACATCCTGGCGACACAAGCCCTCCGTTCGTCCTTCGATCAGTGTTTCAAACGATGGTTCGGGTTCGAGTCGAGACGGTACGACGGTATGCTCGTATACGAGCGAATGCAACACTACTCGAAACGGCCGAAAGCAGACGTCGACGATCTGTTCCAATTGGTCGGCGCGGTTCACGCGTGTTTCTCGGGAGCGAACAACGCGATCGTCGAAGGTTACCTTCCGGGAACCTGGACGTCCGGCCGGCCGAAAGACGTCAATCACGATCGAATTCGTCGTCGGCTGTCCGGTCCCGAGGTCGACGTCGTCGGGGATGAACTGGCAACCATCCCGGAAGGACAACACGAACACGTCCTCGACGCGATCGGGATCGGCTTGTACCATTTGAGACGCCTATAATTCGCAGTTCGCACCGGATGTACGAAGGGGGCCGGACGGCCCCCGGTTTTCGTATCGATCAGTTGTTCGCAGTTGACGGAGGGACGACGTGGACACGAAGTCGGATTTCGCACGAGAAGCATGGAGGGAAGTTCTACTCGATCGAGATATGAGATTCCCGGATGTCCGAAACTGGACGTCCCCCCGGGTTGATTCCGAGACCGGCGAAGAACGGCGCGGAATCTCGGGATTCTGGGAAACACGGGTTCAACCGGATTACTTCGCGGAGCTCCGTCGAGATCACGGACACGACGACACGGAGCTCGCGACGAGTACGGCGCGACGGATCTTTCGCGAGCTCGAATCCTCGGAATGGTCGCCTACCGTCGAGACCAAACACCCGAGCGACGACGTCAATTCATGGGACGACATCGAAGGTGCGGACCTCGAAGAAATCCCGTCGTCCAGGACCTCGACGAAAACGGCGTTTTTCGACTTTCAAAACCGGGTGTACTGGTTCGATTTCCCCGGACACGACATGTTTTTCGTCGGGTTCGAGGAAATGGACATGTTGGTCAAAAAATACGTGTACGCCGGACAGAACTGGAATCAAGCTCGCGTCGTCCGGTACGCGATCAATGAACTCGCGACCGGGATTCAATGGAGGCGCTCGATTCTCGACGACGTGTTCCGAGCGATCGAGTTGACGAAAGACAAGCCCCCATTCGCCCCCCACAAATTCCGCGAAGCATCAAACGTCGAGCTCGCCGGCGAATGGCGTTCGCACGACGAGGCACGCGTCGAGAAGGAATACAGGACCGGCGAAGCCGAACACTACCGTGAATTGTACGAGGACACGAAGGAACGGCTTCTCGCCGCGGAGGACTACTTTCACGACCTCGTCGAAACGGCCGAAATTCTGAAACCGGCCGTTGATTGCTTCGAGCGTCGCGAGGTCGTGTCCGACATCGATCCCGCGTCTCTAGTCGTCCTCCTTTCGGACTGGCATATCGGTCGGGATGTCGATCTTCCGGGGAACGACTTCGACGCGGCCGTCGCCGGCGAACGGGTGAAAGACGTCACCCGCGGGATCGTCGCGGAATACGAAGCAAGTCACCGGCCGATCGACGAGGTCGTGATCACGGCCCTCGGGGATTTTCTCGACGGCGTGTTCGGGGATATGCATCCCCAACAATGGGAAGGACAAGACATCAACGGGTTGAAGCAAATCGTCCGAGCGTCGGATCTGCTCGCCTATGTGATCACGGCCCTCGACGAGTATTTCGACGCGCCGGTCCGTGTTGAAGCGATCGGGGGAAATCACGGCCGCGGCCGGAAGTCGCACGACGAGGACGTGTTCCGTCTTCCCGAGCTCGCGATGTACGAACTCGCTCGCGAGAAGTCCCCGGACACCGTCGCCTGGACGATACACGACGAAGCCGAACGCGCCGCGAGGACGTCCGTACGAGGGACGGAACTCGTATTGACGCACGGCGACGACGTCCCCCGAGACATCGCGGAGCTCGGACGCGTCTCGGACGCACAAGACGTCCTCGTCGTCGCCGGACACGGACACGAGGATGAACGCCGGCGAAAGCTCGAAGGTCGTACACTCGTCGCAAGAAACGGGTGCCTCGTCGGAACGACGGAATTCGATCGGGACAAGATCGCTCGGACAGTTCGGCCGTGTCAAAGTCTCGTCGAGGTCCGCGATCGGGGGCCGGTCCCCGGATCTCTCGTCTACGCGGATTAAACTGTCAAATCACTTGACAGCATGTTTCGGAAATGCAATAACGGTGTCGCCGGCCGGGGAATCCCCCGGCCGTGAACTCGAACTCGACGACGAGGTCTCGAAATGAGCAAAACAGTCATCGAAAACGACGAGAAACGCGAACTCGAAATGAACAAAGCTGTCCGCGCGGTGTCCGAGGCGCTCGACGTGTTCGGAATCCGCGACGGATTCGATGTCGATCGTGAAATCCGTGAAGGACCGCACGCTTTTACGGAAGTCTGGTACGCTGAACACGTCGAGACCGGGTATCGACAGCGCATCGCGCGACGGTCCTGGGAAACTCGGAATCAGAACCGTGCGCTCGACGCACTCGTCGAAGCGGGGTTCACGATCGTCGACAACCTCGACGAACTCCGCGAGTAATCTCAAAACCGGCCGGCCCCCGCGCCGGCCGGCTGTTCACTGCTCCTTTCAACACCGACGAGGTCCCGAGATGACTACTCTGACAACGGACAAAACGGAAGTCGATACCGTCTTCTCACACTACGGGTTGAACTGTCCCGACAGCCGGGGCGACCGCGACAAGCCGGTTCCGGCCCCCGAGGACGACGGTTTCGAGAAGCAAGTCGAGTTGTGGTGTAAGTGCGGTGAATGCGCGGAGCGGGACCCCGAGGAATCCGAGTATTTCGAGGCGAAATACGTCCTCGACGCGACGGTTCGATACGTCCTTCGACGTGACGACACCGACGAATTTTTCGTCGGGGACGGGTCCTGGAAGTCCGACGTCCAGAACGCGAACACCTACGACGAATATCAGACGGCGCGAACCGTCGCGGAGCGGTTCGTGAACAATGGACACGTCCCGAGCGGTGTCGCGGTCCGCGCGACGAAAGTATACGAGCTCGCGGAGTAATCTCGTCTGCGGCCGGTCCTCGCGCCGGCCGCGAACACCGGAGGATACAATGAACACAGATGAAACTCTAGACACGCTGGAAGATCGAGAGTTGGAACGTGCGCTTCGTCTCGGGTTCGATCACGACGGGACGTCTCTAGTGGAATTCCCCATGTCGTACGGGAACCCGCATCCGTTCACCGGATACCAATGGTCCCCGATCAGTGTCGTATGGCACGGCCCCGCGTCTCGATACATCGTCCTCGACGGGGAAACTTCGACGTTCCGGCGACCTCGTGTTCTGGACGTCGACGAGGACCTCGAAAACTGTTGGATTCGAGCGGAGCTCGTATCGTTCGGGGACGCTTGCAACATCGATCTCGAACGCGTGAACAACGATTTCCCCGTTGAACCGATCGAGGGGGACCCGTCTGTCGGCTGGACGACGAACGTCGAATTCGAGGCGAATGGAAATTCGTTTTACGCGACCTTCGAGGGGCGCGTTCAAGGGAATTTTGCACTCCGGAAACATGGTCCTCCGCGCCGCGAGCGTTATCAAGTCTGGTACACGCCGTTCGGCTTCAAAATCCCGTGTGATTTCGAGCGTTTGAAAGACGCGAAGCAATTCGCCGGCCGTGTCGACGATGCGTTCGGGTCCGAGGACCCGCGATGGATCGACGATTTCGTCGATTTTCTGTTGCTGATCGCGAAACACAAGTGAAGCGATAACAGCCGAACAGAGACGATATGGAAAGACGCGAACACCAAACGACGTCTGTCACCTTCAACGGCGTCCTCGGGGTTATTCTGCTCCGCGGAGCGGCAAATTGCGACTTTGTTCCGCCTGGGACACGAGAGATGTCCTGGCAGAGTTCCGGGTGTGTCCGAGCGGAAGTCCCCGAGGACGCCGGAAGCCGCATCGCGTTCAAGATGTGGACACGAGCAATCGTGTTTTCACGAGCTCGGAAGTCGCCGGGACAGATGTGTGCGCTTCTCGATCAACTCGAATCGATCCTCGAATCACTCTAGTGCGATGGCCGTTGGAAATACCGATCTCTGTCAGTATTCGACGCCGGCCGGCGTCGTTCACACGTTGCTCCGCGAGCTCGAACGATATGTCAATCTTCCCGTCGATTCCGTGTTCGAGCCATGCGCGGGGGACAACTCGATTGCTCGGGAACTTGTCGAGCCGACAGCCGACGTCCCGATACTCGCGCCGCATATCTGGACGAACGACGTCGACGAGGACCTCGTCGATCGATATGATCACGACCTCGGACGGGATTTCCTCGAAGTCAATCTCGACAGACACGAGCTCGCGGAGCTCGGACCGGGTGAACATGCGAATCCCGCTTTCGTCGTGACGAATCCCCCGTTCACGACCGCGGCCGGCGAGGAAGCGGCCGACTTCGTCAAAAAGGGAATCGAGATGGCACGACACGGAGCGGCTTTTGTGCTCCGCTCGACGTTCCTGGAAGCGTGTAAGGATCGACACGACTTACTTCACGAGGTCCCCCCGACGATGATCGTACATCTGTACCCGAGGATTTCGTTTTCCGAGGACGGGGGGACGGATTCCGTTCACCATATCTGGGGGATATGGCTTCGCAACCGCGAAGGGACGTATCCGGACACGACGTATATCACGGAATTCGCGGATTGGAAGTGACATGATCACGAAAATCCCCCGGGACGACCGGGGGATTTTGCGGAAACACCGACGAGGACGCGACAAGCGGCCGGGAAACCGGTCGCTTTTGTATTTGAAGGGTTACGTGTCTCCGTCGTCGGACATCTCGACACAGACGTTGCAGAATCGATCCGTTACCTCGAACACGAGCTCGACGAGAGACGCGGGGACCCCGACGAGACGCGCAACTTTGATCGCGATTTCCTCGGGGACGATCCCCCGGTCCGCGGATTCGAGACGTTCCTGAAACGCTTCGAGGTCCGCGACGACGTCGCCGGCTGTCTCGATCACGGCGTCGTATTCCAGGACCTCGTAAATCCGTTTGGCTTCCTCGTCGAGACCCTCCGTTTCGTCCAGCCGGCCCCAATGTGCGCGGAGCGCCTTGATTTCCGCGTCCGTGAACGTCTCGATGTCGTCGTCGGTTCCGAGTATGTCAGAGATCGAACTGTTCATGTTTCGTCCTCCGTTTTGTTCGAGTGTTCAGACGGATTGTGAATCCCGCTCGACACGATCGACGGGTCCGGTTCACGGTCCGACGAGGGATCTTCGTCGGGAACGTATCCCGTACGCGAGGACGACGGCTGTTCACCGACGGCCGTCGACGTCTCGGGATCTGTCGAGCTCGAACGACGTTGCATTTGCTTCCGTGTTTCGCGAATTCCGAGCATTCCCTTGCTCGAACCGATCATCGCGGTCGCCGTTGGTATGTCGATCACGCCGTAATGAACGGCTGCAAGGGCCGCGACGTCGACGAGAATAGACACGAGCGGTTCGAGGTCGTTCCAATCCATACGCGAGGTCCTCCGGTGTCATTAGCTGATCTCGACGTTTTCTTGGTTCGCCGCGAGGAATTCGAGAAGCGTTTCGATCTTCGTCAATTTCCGGTTTGTCTCGTCGATCTGTCCGGAAATTTCGTTTTGTTCTTCCTCGATCGTTTCGATGTCGTCCTCGTTTTCCGAAACACGGTTTTCGAGGACCGCGATCGCGCGGTTCGCCGTCAAATACGCGGAAATCAACCCGACGATCAGCGACGACGCGACGCTTGCAGCCGTTGTGATCCAAAAAGCTGTCGGCATAAGTGTCATCCCTCCGGTTCCGAGTTTTCGGGATACCATTCACGTTGAAGCGGCCAGACGTACGCGACCTCGTCGAGGTCCCGAGCTCGTTTGACAACACCTTTCCCGGGTTCACCTCCTGGGAGCCGGCCGGTCGTGTTCCCCTCGACGGTCGTGAACGTCCCCCGTTCTGTCGGGGGGGATGTTGGAATCACGATGTGGTCCCCACACCAATCGTCGTCCCCGACGACAACGATGTCCCCGGGACGAATCTGCTCGGGGTCCTGCGGGTCCGGCTGTTCGTACGGTGTCTTGTTCCACCATCGCTCGATCGCGAGACGCTCCGTCGACGAAAACACGAAGTCGCATAGTGCCTGATCGACAGCGAAATCGATGCATGTCCAGGGGACGATCCAATTCCCGACGGACAACGACACATACGCGTACGTCAACCCGCAGTAATCGGGATCGGGGGGGCGCGTGAACCCCTCGGGACAGTCCCCCGGACCTCGAAGCCATTCCCCCCAACCCGTCCGATCGAAAATTTCCGTGATCTCGGGATTGACTTCCCCGTTTGCGACATCGCGAATCCCCCGAGACCACAAGTTTTCCGCGCCGTCGACAAGCGCTTTCCGAATGTCTGTCAGATCGAACGAGTGTTCCATGTCTATCCTCCGATTACGCCGCGATTCCGTTTCTGAACGAGTAGACAATGAAATTGATTTCTTCTGAACTTTGAATCGTTCTCGGATCTCCGTTCTCGTCGAGTATATGAACGGAGAACTCCGCTTGACCGTCGCCGTTATTGTAATCCTTGTTTCGGACTTGCGTGTTGCTTTCTTGCCACGGATCAGCTCCGTTGTTGCTCAAAGTGACGAGGGTGCAAGGTTGACCGGCAAACAGTCGATCGGACGTTTTCTTGTCGAACAGTATCCGATAAATCGGGTTTCCCCCTCCGTCGGCGTCCTCGAAGAACGGATCTTCCGAACTGTACGACGATTCCGCCATATCCGCGAGATTGAAACCGTTGTAAAACCCCGACGAATCCGCTTCGCTCACAGGGGTTCCGACAACCCCCGCGGCAGGGGTGTTCAACGCGTGAATCCGCCGTCGGGTGTCGGTGCCGGTGTCGGCTTCGGTTCGAACAACGATCTCCTCTCCGCTGTTCAACACTTCGAGATAATCCGTTTCGGCTTTCCCCTCCGCTTTGACGAGGGCTTCGGATACGACTTTGCTCGACGCGAGGAGAGCTCGGGCTTTCAAGTCCGCGAAATTGTCGTTCGCGTCGAGGACTTCGACAAGCCGGTTCGTAAGGGGTTCGATCACTTTCGTTTTCAAGCGGCCGCCGCTTGACTTGCCAACCGTCTCGATCACACGGGCTTTCAAGTCCGCGAAACTCGATCCCGTCCCCGTCTGGTAGATTTTCAACAGATCGTTGTAAGCCCGGATGATCTCCGTCGTAACGTCCCCGTTGTCGGCTTCCCCTTGCGTCAAAACGGAGTTCGCGACCAAACTACCCGGTGTTCCGTCGGACGCTACGACGTCGATAAAGTCCCCGGTTTTCGATTTGAGCGTTTCGAACACCCCGCGATCGGCCTCGAAATCGAGGTTCGTTGCCGTCCCCGTCAACCCGCTCGTTAGTTCGAGGAGGAAATCCGACGAGGAGTCCGTCGAAATTTCGAGCTCTCCGTATTCCCCCGTTACTTTCGAATCGAGATACTCGATCCAACGTCCGATCATCCGTTGAATCCAATTCAACTGATCGTGTGGCAACACGTCCTCGAATTGCCATCCCCCCGAACGCTTCGAGCTCGGTTCATCGATGTCGGAAGAATCCGCAGATTCCCCCCAACTTGCTTCCTCGGAAGGTCGTGAATTCGTCGTCATGGCAGTACCCTACTCATTTTTCCTTGATTGAGTTGATGGCCGTTCCCGGTGTCGAGTTGGAACCAATCGTCGGTTCCTCCGCGTTCAATGAGATCGAGATGTACGCCGGCCGGACGAATGTCATTGAACAGCGACAGCATACGGTCCCGGACGATCTTCGAGAGTGTCCCATCTGTCAAAACGGACAGCAAACAGCCGGCCGGATAATGGTCGTAATACCGAACTTCCTGGACGTTCGGAAGTTTCGACATGATCTCGATCATTTCGTTCCGTCGTCCCTCCGCGAAGTTGGCTTGAATCCGAGCGCTAATGAACGCGGAGTATTCGGGATCGTCCAGTCCCCCGCGAACGGACCCGACGATTCGTCCCCATTGATCGAGTTGTTCCCCCTCCGCGTCCGGAAGGAAGTGATAATCGTGAAGGTCCGAAAAATCGAATTCCAGTTCCTTCAACCCCTTGTCCCCGATCAGCGCACGAACGAGTGCTTCGATTCGAGGTTTCTGGTATTGAGACAGCAAGTCGCGGACGGCTTCGTCGTCGACGTCTGTGTTCGGCTGATCGGCGTGTGGCATGTCACGTATGGATGTTGATTGAGTTCATCTCCGCGATGCGGTCCCGATCGATCGAGAGTTGCGATTCGTCGGTTGTGTTCCCCTGGTATGCGAAGCGGACGACCGCATTTTTCAATTCTTCGAGTTTCGACAGCCGTCCGACGACGGGAAGGCGGAAGACGTCTTCCCCGACGTCAATGTCCTCGAAATACGCGAGGACCTCGTCCTCGATTTCGGATTTCAGTGACGAGGTCAACGTGTATTCGTCGTAAAGCGTTACCCTAACCTCGACGTCGACATTTCGGACAGTCACCCAATACCACGAAAACGGCTTCAAATACCCGTCCGCGAGCTCGACGTCCTCGGAAATGTTCCCGACGGATTCGATCCCGGCCGGAACGAGCTCCGCGAGTTTCGAGGCAATTTTCGATCGGTATTCGGACGCGGAGATCGAGACGCTCGTATCGTCCGGCCAGACGAAAACGGTGACAGATTTCGGGGGAAGCGTCTGTCCCGTCGACAGCGTCCTCGACGTGATCTCGTAATTGTCGACGACGACGGACGACGTCACTTCGTCGATTTCCTCGACGAGAGACGCTCGAATCGCCGGGACGGCCGCAGCGCCAACGACTTGCAACGACTGTTGTCGCCGTTGACGGAGCTCCGCATCTGATTCGCGGTCGCGTCCCGGTGTCGCGGATTCCGGATTATATGCGGAATCCCAGCCGGACACCGGTGTCACAATGAATCCCTTGTCGTTCGCGGTGTCGATCTCGCCGGCTGCAAGTTGAAGGGACCCCTCCGTTGCTGCGGAGAAAATGCCAGTCCCTTCGTTATTGCTCGAAATTGAGATGTCCGAGTTCGCGATCCATGTCCGGTCCTGGGAATCCTTTACCTCGGACCCCTCGGGGACCGTCTTACCATTGTCCCCCGACAACACGAGCTCGACGGTTGACGGTGTCGCGCGCTGTCGTCGAAGTCCGACAAGTCCCGCGAGGACGTCGAGATATTTTCCCTCCGCATTCGCGGGATCGAAGGTGTCGTAAAGCGATTGTGCGGACTGCGACACTTCCGCGAGACGATCCGCCATAATCGCCGTGATTTGTGTGATGAATTCGTCCCGATCGTAATCGAGAGTCAACCCCGTACGAGACTCGTATTCATTTCGGATTTGATCGAGCCATTCCGCGGCGCGTTTTGCGTCGTACCCGTCGGGTGTCAGTGGCATATCAAGCGTTCGGGGTTATCGTCGAATCGAAATTCGTGTCGCCGTGTTCCGTCGTGATGTTCGCTTCGACTTCGATTACAAACGGGTCCGCACTCGGAATGTCGACGTCGAGCTCGCGAATGGTCTCGACACCTTCGACGGCGTTGATCTCCGCACGAATGCGGTTTTCGATGTCGGCTTCCGGGGGATCTTTGGTTTGAAGCCATTCCAGGAACGGAAGTCCCTCGGAATCGTCGAGTATCCATTCGCCTCGAAAGGTGTTCAGCCGAATCGATATTTTCTGGACGACTTCCGCGTTTCCGCTCGTGTGGTACGTGTACTTTGGAAGGTCCCCGTTTTCTGCGAGTTGCACATCTGGCATATTCACTCCGCTTTCGTTTTCGACGCGGCCGGCTTCGATGCGGACCCCGAAGCGCTCGACGGCCCCGTCGATTTGTCCCCGGTGACAACACCCGGGTGTGTATGGTTGTTCAACGCGTTCCAAATGGAATCGAGCTCGGATTTCACGGCGTCTGCGAGTGCGACATACGAGCTCGGATTCACGGACCCAAGATGGATTTCGATTCCTCCGCTCGTGTTCACGACATACGCACTCGTGTCCGTTGCAGACACGGCGTTCGCGAAGGACCGCAGCGACGGGAAAACCATCGCGTCCGAGATGTTGTGTCGACGGTTGTCCGTCGGCTGAACGGCTTCCGCGCCGGTTTGCATCCATTCATCAATCGAACGCTCCGCGAACACGACGAGGACCGTGTCGCCGGTTTTGAGGGGGAACGTCACTTGTGCGGCCGTGGACGACTGAAACGCAACCGGACAGTTCGGAATTACAGGGGGACGTTTGAATTCGAGGTCCTCGTCGCCGTCCGGCTTCAAAAACCGCGCGTCGACGACCGGCTGAACAGCCGCGCGCTGTTCGTCGTGATCGTATTGACGCACGACAGCCGGGATCGACGTCCGGAGATCCGACGTCGCTTGATCCTCGACAATTTCGAGCAATTCTTCCGGCCGTTCCTCTACCATCGTTATGTCTCGGACCCGACGATGATAATGTAAAATTGGCGCTTCCAGCGTGAACCTTTGTACGTGACGTTTTTCGCCTTGTAAATCCCGTCGTATTCCTCGGATTCGACGACAAACCGGTCGCCGGGATTTACAGATCCGTCGAGTAGACCCGTGATTTTCAAGCCGTCGTCTTTCGGTTCCGGAGACCCGACGAGGTTCCCGTTTTTCGAGGAAAATACGACGGCTTGATTCCCCGAGGTTTCCCCCGAGGGAATGAATCGAATCTTCCCGTCTTGGATACTCCAGTCCGCGGCCGTCGAGGTTGCCACGCGATCGAGTATGTCCGCGGCGCGGCCGTTGAACGTCACGCCTTGCGTCAACTCGCGGTCGCTCGGGACCTCGATTTCGCCGGCTGGAAGGTCAAACGCGGACACCGCTTCGTCCACGACCTTTTTGATTTTCGTCCCCGCTCGAAACGATTTGAAAATACGAGCATTCTGGTATTCGTTCAGTCCGTCTTGCGCCTCGATTTCCAGTTTTCGATCGGGACCATCGTTTTTTACCGTGATCCCGCCTTTCGTCGGGTTCCCCTGGAATAGAAGCCGGGGAACATTGTACCCGGCTTCCAGCCGAATCAAGGTGTCCCGCTTTCGAGAGACGACCATTTCCGTCCGATCCCGGTTCAAATTCCACACCGTGATCTTCGCGCTGTTCGGTTCCCCCGAGATCGTCTTCTCAATCTTGAAGTCGACACGAAGGTCCCGATACGCGAGATCGTCAATTGCCAGATTGACTTGTCGTCCGAACAGTTCTGTCATGGATCGAGGTCCTCGGGAAGGTCCTCCGGAGGAAAGTGGTACAGTTTCAGCCGGCTTCCGAGATCATACCGCTCGTAATCGTCGAGCGGACCGTCGACATATAGGATTCCGAATTGCTCGGGTTCGAGTGCGTCCAGGGACGGTGAATATCCCGGCGTGATTTTCTTCCCGGTCCGAATCGCCGTTCCGTCTGTCTCGAAAAATCCAATGTACCATCGTTCCATTCGCTCGCGCCAACGGAGGCGAATCCGGAGCTCGCGCCCCGCGAGCTCGACGGTTTGGATATGCGCTGGAATGTCGGGAAATACCTGTATTTCTCGCGCCATAGTTATACACCTACGTCCTCCGCGGCGTCCTTTCCGGCTTGTCTCGACTTCTCAAACCGTCCGGGTTCGTTCGTCCCCTTTTTGCCTAACTCTTGTTCGTCTGAAATTTCGGGGGACTTGTCCTCGGGAGGTTGTTCGGGGGGGATGTCGACTTGTCGCGATTCCGCGACCTTGATTTGCTCGAAGGACGCGCGGATCACGGTCCCTCCGGACGCGTCAATCTTGTGCGGGTATCCCGTCAACAGCAAATTCTCGAACGTCCCGAGGTCCTGGGATGTAATGCGCACTCGAACCCCGACGAGGCCCTCGAAAAATTCCACCGCTTTCAACGTCCGACGATTCGCGTTCGAGCGGAACGCGGATTCTTTCGGATTTTCAGACACAACGCCTTGAAGGTCGATCAGTTTCGGATCTTCCTCCGCGTGATCCGTGTATTTCGCGCCTTCCTCGACGGGATGCGACGTCGTCGAAATCGACGTCTTGTAATCCTCCGTCGGGACCGCATCGAACGTCCAGCGTTCGCCGTTGTCTTGTCGCTCGACAGACACCGTCAAGACGATCCTCCTCCGCGTTCGCCGGCTTCCTGTCCTTTTTTGAGTTCCTTGTATTTCCGCGCCTTCCGTTTTTCGTGTTCTTCGAGTTCCTCGCGGACTTGACGTCGCGTTTCCTCGGGGTCCCCGCTTTCATTGACTTCGATTTTCTCGACGGTCGTCCCCTCGACTTTCACGTCCCCGCCTTGTGCGGCCGCTTGACGCCGGTTTTGCGCGGCTTCGCGTTGCGTCGGACGTTGCGCTCGGGACCCCGCGGCGCGTTGCGCTTCTCGACGTCGTTTCGCCGTGTCTGCGGCCGGAACCGCACCCGGTCCCGGTCCCGAACCATCGTCCTCGACGTCTTGTTCGATTTTCTGTTTCTTCGATCCGAGCTCGATCCCGACGATTTCCGAGATTTTCTTCCGGATGAACTCGAAGCCGGCGACAAGTTGATCGATCTTCGACATCACGAAATCGAACACGTTCCCCCATATCGAACGCATCGATTCCGCGACCGGCTGGAAGATCGACAAGATGTACTGAAACACCGGCGCGGCGAACGCGGCGAACCGTTGAAGCCAACGGATCATCGTTTTGAACACGGAAACCGCGATCTGCAGCAACACGGTAAACGCCGCGCGGAGCGAAAACAGAATCACACGGCCGGCCAGTTTCAGAACCCGTCCGAGGATTTTCACGAGACCAATGATCGGCTGCAACACTGCAGCCGCGACGGATTTGAACAACTCGAACGCCGGGGACAAGCGCTGAAATACGACGAGGACCATATCGATCGCGGTCTGCAGTTTTCGGAATGCCATTTGAACCGCGTCGATCAGCATTCGTCCGACGGCGAACGATTCGAGCCATCCGACGATTACGGATTCGCCGGTCGTCATTACGTTGATCAGTTCCCAGATCACGACGGACAGCGCTGCGACGACACCGATCAACGGCCAGAACGGCGCGACCGCGCCCCACGCGGCCGGAATCCATGTCGTCACGAGCAACGTCGCGACGGCCCCGAGGGCCGTAAGCAAAATCCCCCCCATTACGGCCGCGACGGCTTGCATGTTCCCGACGAACAGCCGGAACAAGTCGTCCAGAGGACTAAGGACGACCGTCAATCCCTTGATTACGACCGCGAGACCCTTCGCGAACTTGCGAATTCCCGTCGAAATTAGGTCCCGATTTGCCTTCGTCCACGCAAGAATTCGATCGAGGACCGCGTCGAATATCGGGATCACTGCGATCCCGAGCTCGCGAACGATTGCCATGAACACTTTGCGCACGAACCCGAGTTTTTTACGGAAGTCGGACGCGGCTTCCGCGGCGTCCTTCCCCATAAGCAACCCGAACGCTTCCATTTTTTCACGCATCTCCGCGATCGAGTCTGTCCCCTCCGCGATCAATGGCATCAACTTCCGGAATTCCCCCCCGAACAATTTCTCCGCGAGGGCCGCGCGTTTCGTCTTGTTCTCGATCTGTCCGAGTTTCGAGATTGCTTCGCGAAAAACCTCGTTTGCGTCGCGGAGGTTCCCGTTGGAATCCTCGATCGAGACCCCGAGTTCCTCGAACGCACCCGCAGCCGGTCCGGTCCCCTTTCGCGCCTCGTTCATGCGGACGGACAACTCGTTCAGCGTGTCGCGGACTTGATCGGCTTCAATCCCGTATCGCTTCAACGCGGACGTAAGGACTTGGTATCCCCTTACGGTCGTTTGTGCGATCTCCGCGTTCTGCAACAGTTTTTTCCCGTACCTTCCCACTTCGAGCGCTGCGGCTGCGGCTGCGGCCGTAACGGCTGCGATCGCGGAGACGACAGCCGTCGCGGCTGCGACAGCCGCTTTCATTTGCGATTTAGCGGAAGCCATGCTCGACGAAAACGAATCGACTTCGTCCTCGTCGGCTTGAACCCCTAGTTTTACGAACAACTCGCGAATCGTCACGGTGTGATGATCGAGGAATTCGGGGGGGAAGGATTACGAGGTTTCATGTCGTTTTCGTCCGGCGATTCCTTCTCGCGAACCCGGTCGCAGACGTCCAGGACCTTGTGCGCGTCGACGAGGTCCCTCGCGGACCATTCCGTTTTGACGTCGATCAATCCGTCGTCGTATTCGTCCGAGATCGCAACGCGGTGAACGATCCAATTCACGTCCTCCGCATCGCGAAGCAGTCGACGGCGTTCGATCGAGGACAGTCCGCTCGACGCGGACGACCGGGTTCGAGAGGCGTCCGTCAACTCGTGAAGGTACTGAGCGAGCGCAAAAAACCGTTCGCTCGGATCACTTTGAACACCGCTTCCCAGAGTTCCCCGTAATTCCCCCGGAACGCGCTGTCGAACGTCGTCTTGTCCCCGAGGTTGTCACCGTCGCGATCGGTGTACGAAAGGATCTCGCGGATAAATTCCGTCGTGTCGAGCGACATCAACGCCTCGCGAAGGTTCGAGGACACCTTCGACATGTCGACGTCCTCGATCAGTTCCGTCGCGTCGTCGTCCTCGGACAGATCCTCGTTCGAGGCGAACGCGCTGATCAGTTCCGCGATCGGGTCCCCGGCCAGAGTGTACAGCCGAATCGCAATTTCGGACCCCTCGGACGCCGGGTGTAGTGCGACGTCGTAGACGTGCTCGTTTCCGTCGTGATCTTCGAGTTTGAATTCTTCGTGTTGTGCCATCGTGGTCCCCAAATATCAGATTCGCATCGAATCGACAGCGTCCTCGGGATCGAGCTCGACGAGACGATCAGCCGTCGGAATCGTACACGTAATCGTCCGCGGAATTCGGAAGTGTCATTCCGATTGTGACTTCCTCCGCTGTCGCGGACACGTTCGGAACCCCTCGGGTTCTGAAATACGCCTCGTCGTCTTTGATTTCGACCCCTTTGTCGCGGTCCTTGAACGTCACCGTAAACGTCTCGCGGCCGTCGGGGTCCCGTTGTTCCTTTTGCAGGGACGTAAGGAATTCGTGCGCGTCCGAATTTTCCATCAACAGGATGTTCAGATACAGCCGTTCGTCCCGATTTTTGTTCTTCGTCACTTCCCCGTCCGCGGACACGGTTTCCTCGACGAGCTCGGATTGAGGCTCGAACTCGCAAAGTCCGCTTTCCCCGACGTGCGTGATACGTTGGCCGTCGACGACGAGAAATTTCTGTGTGATGTCGTGCGTATAGGTTGGCATTGTACGAAGGTGTCGTAAGTCGAGATTGACAGCCGTCGCGACCCCTCGACGACGCGACGGCCGTCAAGGGGACGGAGGATTCGATTACGTCAAGTAAACGTCGATCTCGAACTTCCTCGCGGACACGAGGAATTCCCCGCGAACCGTCGCGCGAAGCCGTTCCTTTTTCTTGTCCTCGTCTGTGATCGAGGGGAACGTGATCGACGTCGAACCCGGCGTGAAGTGATCGGTCCGTTCACCCTGGGACAGCCGGCGTCCGAGCGCATTCCGCATGATTTCTTGTCCTTCCGTCGAGATTGGGAATTTCTGATCGTCCTTGCTGAACTCGACCTTTTTGAGTTGAAGGTCCTCGGACACCCGATAATAGAACCAATCGACAGACAGAATTTCGTACAGCGATCGACCTTGTGCGTTGTGTCCGGGATCGACGAACATCGGGGCCGGGGGAAGCGGAAGTCCGAGGTTGCAATGGTTTTCCTCGACGTAATCCCGCTCGGATTCCAGAATGTTCCCGGACAGTCCGTCGACTCCGTACAACGGAAGGTCCGACGGCCCCGAGTTTTGATTGAGGTCCTGGAACAAGTGACGCGCCGCGTATGCCATGTTTTTGAACGGACGCGTCTCGGACCCGCTCGGGAAGTTGTCCGTGTCCGCGCCGGAAAACGTCGTGTCGTGGTAGAAAAACGCGGTCCGTTCGAGACCCTCCGCGATGATCCCGGACCCCGACTTGTCCCCGAGAAGCGAATTCGGGAACCCGGACGTGATCCAACCTTCCGCGTTCCCCCCTCCGTCGTCGTCGTGGTCCGACTGGACGAACAGCACACGCCGGTCCCCTTCGACGTCCTTCGCGAGTTCGTACATGAACTTCGCGCCGAGCGGTTCCTCCGTGTTGGTGTCGCTGTTCGTATCTTGATTGACGTATTTTTCTTGATCCCGAGCGATGTCGGGACAGACGCCGTAGAAGTCGCCGTCCGCTGCCTTGCATTTCTGGTATGCGGTTTTGTAGAGCGTCCCGGGATTCTCGGGATCGTAATCCGCGCCGTTCCCGTCGCCGTTCCCGAAATCGTCGAAGTCCACCAGTCCGACTTTGATCGGGAAAACGTCCTTCTCTTGTGCGTCGAGCTCCGCGGCCAGTTCCGTGAAATACGAGCGACGAAGGTGTCCTTCCGAGACGTCGTTTTCGATGGTGTCCGCGTCCGAATACTCGACGACACGTTCACCGTCGTATTTCTGTCCCTCCGCGAAAATGTCCGTCGCGAGGAACAACGGCGTGTTGAACCCCTTCCGCGAAAGCGGGGCCGGGGACAAGAACATTTGCAACTGTACGTTGTCTTCGTGTGTCGTTTGCATCATGGCGTGTCAAAGTGTGAGAGTGAACAGTTGATCGACGTCGTCCGAATGCGAATCCGAGGCGAAGGAACTTCCGAGCTTCAATTTTTGCATCTCGGGAACCGTTTCCGTGACATGCTCGATCTCGTAATGAACCTCGAAGTCGAGCGCGTATCGAGCGGATCGGTCGTCCGGGGACGACAGTTCCGATATGTCCGAGACCGATCCCGAGACGCGAAGGGCCATGTCCGTGCGGTGTCGATTCATTTTCAACGCAGTCAACACGTCCAGCGTCGACACGCCGAACACTTGCGTTTGAATCGTCGCGCGCATTTTCCATGTCCGCGTCTGATCGACGGAGCTCGGACCGCCTTTCGCCGGCGTGAATTCCGGTTGTTCCCCGATCGGGACGTTGATCGGGGAAATCGTGATCATCAAAAACGGCTTGTCCGGGACCGGAACGGACTCTTCTTCG